GTTATAATTCTGTAGACGGAGGTACTATAACTTTAATAGATGCTGCTGGCACCTCTGCAACATTTACTGGACGTAATGCTACAACTGTTGCATTAACGAATGAGTTTCTTCTAGTAACAAGTGCAGATACTGCAGCCGAAAACTTTCTTGTGGCAGTAAATGCTAATCCTATTCTTATAACAGCATCAAGAATTGGAGCTGTTGTAACACTAAGACAAGATACATATGGAACTTCGGGTAATACTACTATTACTACAAGTACAAATTTTGATGCTACTACTTCAGTCAATGCTACTAGTTTTGCTCTGGGTACTAGTGTAGATATGTTTGTAGAATTCTCACCAGATGGTACTAATTGGACAAAATATTCACATTTAGAAAAGGCAACTACGGGTGTAGAAATAGCAGATGATATAGATACAGAAACAACGGGTTATCTTGTTTATAAAGCAGACCTATCGTATATTAAAGCACCATATGCTCGCTTTGGTCTGAATTCACAGGCAAAAGACTTAGGAGCTTTAGAGTTTAATATAGGTTATTCTTATCCTGTATCGTATATAGAACCCACAGAAAAAGAATTTTGGACAACACAAGGAAATAGTCCTAGTTAGAAAGGAGGCTTTACAATGCCTAAAGTAGGAAAGAAAAAATTCCCTTATACTAAAAAGGGAAAATCAGCCGCTAAAAAGATGGCTAAGAAAACGGGTAAGAAAGTAAAGAAGGCATACTAATGATACATTCTTTCGATTGCCGTAATAGGGGAAATAATCCATGACAACAAAAATAACAATAACTACTGGATGGACTCCTGTAACTGTAGGCGATGGTTCTTATGTCTCTGTAACACAAGGACTTAATGGAACATTGGCATCAGATAGTGTAGCCTATGTAACATCAGCTATTCCATCGACAACAAAACTAAGTGGTAGTAAAGTATTAGTATTTATAAATATAGATGAAGCAGGTGCCGATGTAGTATGTGATATGTTTTTAGAACTGTCACCAGACGGTACTAACTGGTCTGCCCATGAAAATACAGGACAAGATTATATCTCAGTGACTACTGATATTGATCCAGATGCTACTGGTTACAAAGTATACTTAGTAGATCTATCCTTGTTTCGCTCACCCTATTACCGTATTGGTATAAACTCCGCAGGGAATGCCCTTGGTACCGCTATAAGGTTTCAAATGGGCTATTCATATTTAATTTAAGGACTATTATTATGGCAAAAATGACTAGCGCAGCAACAACAGATTTGAATGATGAGGATGATCAGAAATTAGATACACGTTTTGGGACATCTTTAGATGCTATATATGTTGGTGTTGGCGGAGATCTAAAACTAACTCTATCAGGAGATACTGCAGGTGTTATTTTTAAGAATACAATATCAGGTACTATGTACGAACTATCTGCAAAAGTAATCTGGTCTACAGGTACTTCTGCTACAGACATTATACGTCTTGATACTGGTTCTCAATATGCCTAAGTATACAAAGGCTACAGCTTTAGCTAAAGGTACTGTGTATTCACCACCATTCGATGCTTTGTATATAGGATCAGGTAACTATACAGAAACAACAACAGCGGGATCAGTTGCAACTCCCTCGATATGGTATTCAAGTAACGATCAAGGTATTGGTACATATTCTGGTATGTCTTCTTCTCGTTGGGATGATAGAGGAGCCACAGGTGATCATGGTGCTACTACCGGAACTTCATATCAAGCTTCTGGAGGTCCTAATGGGTATAGTTATTACAATTTTGATACTAATACAGATTATATAACCGTTAATGATAGTACTACATTTAACATAGGAACAGGTGAATTCGAAATGATGGCTGTAGTTAAGTTTGTAGATAACGGTAATGTGTATCAACATATAGCAGCAAGAGATAAGTCTGCAAATAACTGGGCTTGGTACAGAGCATCTGATGCAGCTGGTTCTAATCCCGGAAAAATTGTTTTCTCAATAGCTGGAACTGACCCTGTTAGTGCTACAACTCCTGCATATGATACATGGTATATAGTAGGTGTTGCTAGAGATTCTGGTAATAATGTACAGATATATTTGAATGGCAGTACAGATGGTTCTAGTGTATCTAATAGTGCTGATTTAGATTCTGATGATGATGATAACTTAATCATAGGTGGAAGATATACAGGAACTGCGTATAACCAAAGTCTATTGGGGCATATGACAGAATTTATCCTATGGGAATCAGAACTAAGTGATGCTAATAGAGCTAGTATTGTTCAAATATTACAAGATAAATATATAAATGCTCCGCAAGCTAATATAATAAACCTAGATAGAGATGGTACTGCGGGAACATTCAAGCAATTGTCCGTAGGAAAACTATACGAAATAGAATCTACAGGGATCCAAACAGGATCTACAGTAGATCATTCTGCGGAAGATGTAATAGGGCTAAGAGAGTAGATAAGATGCCACCACCAGACGCTTGGGAAACACACAATGAAAATAGTAATGGGTGGACAGAATACAAACGCCTAGTAATAAATGAACTCGAAAGAACTAATAGTAGATTAGATATAATGGATAAAAGATTAGCTAAGATAGAAAAAAATATTGTAGTATTACAAACTAAAGCAGCTATGTGGGCTGCAGGTATTGCAGTAGTAATTTCAGGGGGCGTAGGTCTCCTAACTCAAATCCTTTGACTCTGGGGAACAGAATTATCGTAAGGAGATAAACAAATGGCAGAACAACCAAGTTACCAAGAAGAACAAATATACTCAGCAGAAAACTCAACTACAGATGGCGCAACAGCTACTCCGGATGCAACAGTAGAGCAAATGCAACAGATAGCACAAGATCCTTTATCTAATAGTGAGGATATGCAAGCATTACAAGAGCGTCAAGCTTTTGAAACCTATGTACAGAACTCAGGAGATAAGATTCCTGAAAACTTTAAGGATGCAGGTGCATGGTATGATTCTTTAAAGGAAGCTCAAAAGCAATATACGCAAGGTCAGCAGGAAATAGCAGATCTTAAAAAAGAATACAGTGAAAATAATATACAAAATCCTAACTACAATCCTAATCCTACCGAGCAACCCCCCGTAGAGGACACATCTACAGGACAAGAGGAGCTAAGAATTCCTTCTCCTGCGGAACGGGAAATGGAAGAAGCAACTGATTTACCCCCCTCTGGTATTACAGAAGATGATTGGAATACATGGGGTATGGAAGTAGCAGTTAATGGTGATCTTAGTGAGGAAACTAGAGTAGAAATTAGAGAGAAGAGTGGATTCACTGAGAATATGATTGATGATTTCTTAGATGCTCAGAAAGCTAAGATGCGAGAAGCATATACTGAGTCAGCTTCTATTGTAGGAGGTAGGAAGCAGCTAGATAACCTATTCAAATGGGCAGCAGATAACCTAAGCTACGAAGAACAAGTACAAATTAACTTTGGACTCTCTGGTCCAACTTCTGAGATTACCCTTAGGGGACTAAATGATATGTATACTACGAGTATAGGATCGGCTGCGAAAGGTCGTGAGCCTGGTCCTTTACAAGGGCGAGAGCCTAGTTCTGTAGCACAGACAGGCTACGTAGCCTATCAAACAAAGCGTGAATTCTACGCTGATAGAAATAATCCTAGATTCAAGACAGATAGAACGTTCCGTGCTGCTGTTGAAGAGCGCATGCAACGTACTGATTTTAATAAATTACGTAACTAAAGAAAGCAGACTTTAGTTATAATTTGAAGGTTTTCCTCATAGTAACTTAACCGCAAACACGGAATAAAGGTACTTGGAATTCTGGATACCATAGATAGATACTCCTCGGGAACAATTGATGTCTATGTTATATGTTTTTCTGCTAATATATTAACATAGTTTTTAATTTTTCAAAGGAGAAATATTATGACTTCAGTAGGAAGTCCCTATGGGGACCTACCAGCCACAAGTTTAACCTATCGTGATAGTACATCGGCGGTAACGTCAGGTACTAGTCAAAGCGGTGGTTCAGGTGCTGGTAAATTATGGCTCCCGATTTGGTCGGGAGAAGTTATTCATGCTTATGATGAATACAATATGTTTGAAAACTTGGTAACAAGTAAAACAATAGCAAGTGGGCGTTCAATGCAATTCCCAATCACGGGAACAGTTGATATTCAGGCATCTTGGGCAGCTGGTGAAGAACTAGTAGGTGGAACAGACGCAAAGTCAACCACATTCGCCGTGCATCTTGATGCTCGTCCGATTGCTGCATTCTTCGAAACTGATAACATCGACTTGATGATTACTCAGTGGGAATACCGAGCAGAGTTGGCACGACAAGCAGGTCTAGCACTTGCTAATGCTCGTGATAAACAAATCTGGTCATTCCTTTGTCGAGCTGGCGCAACCAATCAACTTGGTGCAACAACAGATCCTCGTCCTCAAATGGGATTGGATACTGTTATTTACGGTGGCTCAGTTGAAGCAAATTCAGATCACCTAGGTGGTCTGTGGGATGCAGGGGCTGATCTCGAACTTCGTACAAATGCTGCTCTTGAACTACTTCAAGCACTTGAGAAGTTCTTAGTTCACTTGCAAAGCAATAACATTGACGCAGGTCAAGTTTACTGTGCTGTTAATCCTCAAGCGTTCATGGATATCCGTGCGTTAGGTGTAGCCAGAGTAAATACTGAACTTGCGGCTGGTGGTAACCAACTTATGTTCAACGGATCTGCTGTAGGTGGATTCGGTACTGGTTTGGGTGCTCCCCTTACACAGGGAATGGCTAAGCTTCAGGATACCCTTGTTTACATGGGTGTTACCATTGTTAAGAGTAATCACATTATGACAACTGATGAGTCAGGCGAAAGTGCGACAAGTATTGGTGAAGATCGTTACGGTCTTGACTTTGCTGCTGCTAAAGTTGGTGCTGCTATATGGACACCTGAATGTATTGCTTCTCTTAAGTTGCAAGGCGTGAAGGTAGATACTGTAGATGACATTCGTCGTAACACGCAGTTCACTGTTGCTTCAACAATGAACGGTACTGGTGTTCTTCGTCCAGAATGTTGTGCTCTATTTACAGGGTACGATCCTACGGATGCAGATCCAACTCGTACAGAGGTTGCAGCTGCTGGAGTGCTCGATCTTGCTGGCGCAGCTGGACACGGTGAGTACACAGTAGTGTGAGTAATAGTTTATAATTTTATTATTATAATACATCGGGTCCCTTGCCTCTTTGGGGTAAGGGACCTTTTTTTTAAAGGAGGAGGTGATCATGGGAAGTATCTCACGACTAGATGCAGTCAATCAAATGTTATTAGCTGCAGGAGAAAGTTTAGTAGCAGATCTTGAAAATGAGTCAGGTGTAGATACTAAGTTGTCTGAGTTTATCTTAGACCAAACAGCCCAAGACCACCAACTCAGAGGTTTAGCTAGTAATAAGTACGTCAAAAAATATAATCTAGAAACTGCAGGAGATATTATCTTACCAGAAAATACTCTGTCTGGAGAACTGATCTCAAATCACGTAGATACAGATGGCAATATCCAAGTAGGTATTGATCGTCAGAAAAAGATTTTTAATATTACTGATAATACTTATTCTTGGAAGGCAAGCACAGATTATTACATAGAAATTATCTTTGAATTATCTTGGGATGATCTTCCAACACCCGCACAAAGGGGTATTCTTGCTTCTGCTATGAGACAATATCAACTCATAGTACAGGGAGATGATGTAACCGATAGATACCTAGCAGATCTTGAGGCTATCCATAAATCTAGATCAAAGGCTTCAGATATAAATGATGCTCGGGTTTCTATATTCTCTTCGGGAAGTACTGTGATGAACCAAGCACTAAGTCGTCTCAATAGCTCAGCCTATGATCCTAATAGACACCGTTATTGGCGACATAAGGGACTATAAGTTTTGTCTAAATTTATATCGACTACAATCCCCATCAATACTTTATCGGGGGGCGTAGGAAGACAAGCTCAATCTAAGAGAATGCCCTCGGAGGCTGAAAATCTAGATAACATATACTGTACTCTAGAGCGATCTGTAGAAAGACGCAGGGGTATAGAGATGGTTCTGAATACAAATGATTCCATAACCTCCCTAGGTGTTAATAAAGATTCTTTATGGTATCATTGGTTTACAATCAGCCAAAAAGAACGCTTCTTAATTATTCTAGATAGATCTGCTACTGATTCAAGTAGCTTATTATCTATTTATAAGTTACATAATGGACAACTAATAAAGACAGATCCTTCTTTAATCTCCATAGATCCTATTTGTACAGACTATTTACGGTATGGGTTTAATATGGGACAGGATAGTATAAAGTCTGTGGCAATTGGCACAAGTTTACTACTATTAAATACCGAAGTTAAAGCAGGATTTACTTCAGATGGAGTAACAACAACGTTATTTGGACTAGACGGTCTTCCTTCAGCGGAAGAAGATAAACTGGGATTAGAAGTAGATTACCAGACATCCTCTTCTGTAGACCCGCAAGGGATAGCAACTATATGGACACGATATAGTAATTATGTTTCTGGGGATCAGGTTATTGATCCTACTGATACTACAGATGGTGCTATCTATGGTATTTGGCAAGTAGATCAGAATATTGGAGATACGGCAGTAATAGGACCAGAGAATAAATCACCATCCTCTCTTTATAGAGAAGATGTGGACAAAGGAGAGGTAATTGATATTACTTTAGATCCGGCTATTACTCCTACATTGGGAGATACATATTATATAGTAGAGGGTGGTACTCCTCACGGTGATTGGGGTTCCTTTTATCTAGAGGATGACTATAATGAAGCTTCTTCTCCTACTGCGATAACAGATATACAAGCAGGTACACAAATTAGATGTGTTGTTACTTCTGGTACTCCTGCGAATATAAAATGGACTATTAATAAATGGACCAGTGCATTAAACGATGATGGTTCTTATAGAACAACTGAATTTGTTTCGGTTAAGGATAATGTATATCCTGATCCTGACAAACCCCACCTTGGGCAATCTGTAGTTGATCTAACAAAACTTAGATTACCTCCGCATCCGAGTGATATAAAGGATCGGAATAATGCTGAGACTATGCTACGAGAATTATATCCAACTGTCGGAAATTCGGCGGGTAAAGGCAAGGTATTTTTCTTTGCTCAAACTTATGGTACTACTTTACCGGGATATTATAGAGTTAGGAGTGTAGACAAACAGCCATACTTACATAAAGTACGAACTCCAGATAGTATGTCATGCATAGATAAGCGTAGAATGCCTATGCAGTTAGACTATGATCCTTCTACAGAAGAGTGGATCTTAAAAACAGTTGGGTGGGATGTAAGAACTAGTGGTACTGGCGAATCAAATCCAGGTCCTAGTCCCTTTAAGTTTCCTGATGGTTCTGCTAGACAAGCAGAAATAAGTTCCATGTCTTTTTATAGAGATCGCTTATTCATGTCTTCTGGAGATGTAATGTTTACAAGCCGTATGGGAGATTTTGATAACTTCTGGATAGCAGATCCGGGAGAAATAGTTGCATCAGATCCTATTGATCTAAGTGTTAGTGCTAATAAGTATTCACCGATTACTTCGATGATTCCTTTTAATGATTACTTATTTATTAATACTAGAGGAGATACTCAGTTTGAATTGATAGGATCAGAGAACCAGATCACGCCATTCACAGCAGAAATTGCACCTACTACTTTCTATTCTTCTATTGCCACTATTGATCCACAACTTATGGGGAATCAGATATATTTCTTTGATAAGAAAAGATTATATATTTACTTTGGACAAGCTCAAACTAATATTAATCAAGCTGTAGATGTATCTACACACTGTCCTGATTATCTACCAGCAGAAGTAGAAATAGTAACTACCTCTCCAGCACACAACTCAATCTTCTTTACAGATAAAGAATCATCTAATAATATATATGTATATATCAATAGATTTGCAGGAGATCAAGTAGTACAGAATGCATTCTTTAGACATGTATTACACCCAAGTACAGATATTAAAAACCTAATTACTTTTGATAATTACTTATATATAGTCTGTACACTAGGTAGTGAAAACTTATACTTACAACGAATGCCAGTAGATACAACAGATGTTGACTATTCTATTCCTTACCTTGATAATTCAATTATAAGATCTAATGGAATTTATGATGATACTACAGATAATACAAAATATACGCTACCTTACGACTGTGCGGGTATTAATAGAGCTATCATTACGCAAAGTCATGAAGAAGGCGGAAGAGTATTTGATGTTTCTAGTAATGCAACAGGAGCTAATACTACGGTATGTTATATTACAGGGAATACAGCCGAATATCCATTAACCTTTGGAGCATCCTATAAATCTTCTATCGAATTATCTGAACAATTTTTAAGGGATGATAAGAATAATATTGTTAATGGTATACTCAATCTAAGAAGCATGTCTATTAGACATAGTAATACAGGAAGCTATGACTTAAGTATTACACGTAGAAATAAAGCAACTAAGCAGTTCCCATTTACACCGTATGTAACAGGTATAGATGCTGAAATACCCATGTCTCCTATCGAAACAGATGGCGAGTTCTTGGTTAGAATATTTGGTTTAACTAATGAGTTAAAAATTAAAATAGAATCGGAGTATCATACTCCTTTTAATATTACTAATGTTGAATTTAGAGGAAAATTCAATAAGAGAGATAGTTTACTTGAGAGACGTTAAGGAGAATAATAATGGTATACGATAATCAAAGCACCCCTTCCGGAGTGCTATATGCACCAACCGCAGCAGAGTGGTTACCCGATCCACCTTCACAGGATTGGTACGTAGATGTAACCGACTACCTTACATTAGATAGTGGTATATCTGTAGCTGATCAAATTATAGTAGTAAGACAAGCAGATTTTTCGTCTATTACTCCTATAGTTGATGCTGCTGATACATGGAATGCTTGGACAATCCCAGCAACTAACTCTTCTGGTAGTACGATGTATCGTATTGAAGGAAGTAGGGTTATTATGTCAGATACAGCAGCAGATTATACCTTCTATCGAGCAGGTGTAGCAACTGTATTACCTTTATTCTCTCCAACAACAGATACTGTCTATATCCTCAGAAAAACACAAGACATCACAAATTATGTCTCATGGATGTCAGGTTCTCATATTACAGCTGCTCAACTTAATCGAGCCTTTTCTCAACTATTGCATATCTCTCAAGAAAATTCAGTCATAGAAGATAATAAAATCAAACTAGATCCTTTCTTAGGAACTCCTTCAGGTACCTGTCCTCTCGATTCAGCTGGTGTTATTGATGAGGCTTTCTATAATGTCACTACAGAAGAAGGTATAACAGGGGCTGGTACTACTGCTAGTAAACTTACATTAGATCTAGATGGAGACTCTCTTACTAAAGGATCTAGCGGTGTTAAGGCAGATACTCAAGACAGTTTAACGTCTACGTCTACTACAAAACCATTATCAGCAAACCAAGGTAAAGAACTTAAAGCACTAGTTGACGGTGTAGGTGCTGGTATTACTTTTAAGGGTGCTGGTGATATGGTAAGTACGGCAGGAGAAACATTCTATAATAGTTTATACGGCACACCTGCGACAGGAGATACAGTAACACATACAGGCACTGGTACAACCGCCTCTGCATCATGGGGAGGTCTTAATCCCATATCACAGTATGATACGATTAGATATACTGGTGCAGCTTGGATAGTTGTTGATGGTAGTTCATATATTAGAACAGACGGTACTACGGCTCTTCATGCAAGCCAACTAGCGACAACACAATTAACAGCTGACTCTGATACTTCGGTAGCAACTACAGCATTTGTACATGCTGTAACAGATGCAGTTAAGCTTTCGGAATTGGCTGATGTGGATGCTGATGTTGATGACGATACCAGTGACCCAGCAGGACAAATGTTATATTGGGATCATACTGAAGCGTGGAAAAAAGTAGACCTAAACAAAACAGATAACCTTGGTACAGATAAAGTTATTTCAACAGGTGATAGTATAGCTGCATTAGATGATATTGAAAATGATGCTACAACAGGTGCTAGTACTAATGACTTCTTAAAATTTAATGGAACTAGATGGGACGCATCATCCGAAGGTTCTACATCATTTGCTATTATTCCCGGAAATGGTGCAGATGCAGATGGTACTAGTGTTGATTCTACTCATGCGACAGCCGCTGAAGGTAGTGATGATAGTACAGAAATTAATACTGCCCTAGTTTCCACTACATTTGGACATAATGGAAATACAAGTAGCACTACTGTGGCTACTTTAGATCTAAAAGGAGCTAACTATCTATGTAGTCATGTAAGGCATACTCCTGCCTTTGTTCAGGCTGCAGTTAATGCTGCTTCAAATAATAACTATGGTATTGCTAGTACACTAAGATCTGAAAATCTGTTTATCCCGTGCAAGCGAGATATGAAAATAGAGAACGGAACTCTTTCCCTTGGACATTCGTCTACCTCAGCAATGAGACTTTTAGAAGCTTGGAACCTTAAAGAATCTTCGAAGGTAGATGCCCTTACTACTACTACAAGTGCAGTAATAAATGCAGGAGACACGGAAATCCCTGTAGATGATGTCCAAAACTTTCCTCCAGGTAGTCTTATAGAAATAAATGCAGCACCACTATCCTCAGATCAAAGAGACTATTCTTCGGGATATACTTATCCCACGTTTGAGATGAACGTAGTAACAAGGGTTGACTACCAAAAGATATATCTAAAGTATCCATTGTTATATACTTATGATAGAGACGGTATTGAAATAGAAACACTGAGACCTAGCACAGCTGCCGACGATAATCCAGTTCCTACAACGGCTACAGCAAGTCTTGCTTTTGGTGCAGGAGGAAGTGTTACTGCAGATCTTGACAATGCTGAAGATAAAACATTAATTCTAACTACAGCAGATCAAAAAGAGTGGCATTTAAAAGCTGGTTCTGCATATGCAGACGGTGATGGAACCGAAGCTGATCCAATTGTATGGGACCATGATGATAGCGGTACAGATTATGCAGCTAATATAGCACATGCTATAAATAATAACGATGAACTTACTAAATGGATGCTAGCTGCAGCTAGTACTGGTACTCTAACTTTAACACAAAGAAACGGCGCTAGTGCTTCCCATTTAGGAGAGAATGGCAATACAAAGATCAAAGGTTCTTTGGTAGATAATGTTGATGTAAGTGAAAATACAGGTACATTTGTAGTATCTGGCTTCACATATACTCATTTTACGGGAGGGATAACTCCTAAGTGTGAGAACGTTACGTTTGAGAATGTTACTTTTAACAATACAGTAGGCAGAGCTTGGAAACTAGGAACGGATCCAATTGTTGGAATCAATGCTAGTAGCGGTACTCATGGATACTTCAAAGTTACTTTACCAGAGAATCATAATCTTCCAGTAGGACAATTATTTGTTATGCGGATGGATGGAATAGATATTGTAGATAATGCAACTGCAGCATTTACTCCAAGATACCATACAGATATTAATGGTGTCTCATATGGATTTATTCATCCAGCCGATCCTCCAAATGTCATTAGAACTCAGATGGGATTTGGTGATGGTGGTGAATGGGTTGATGGTCTACAAGGAAGAGATGACGGAGCAGGTGGCTGGAATACTCCTGAGTTTTCTTCTGCAGCAGCAGATGGGGGATCTTTAGGTTTTCTTTCTATACAAGAGAATTATGCATGTAGATTCAGATATATGAACGGATTAACATTTAAAAACTGCACATTCAATAATTGGAGTGAGGCAGTACCACTATACTGGTGCAATGATGTAACTTTTGAAAACTGTACGTTTAGAAATGTAGGTAAAAGTAGAAATGTTGTTGCTGATGGTATAGTTGTAACTACCTCTAGAAATATTACTATAAAAGACTGTACTTTTATTGGGTGTAGGAATGCTATTAAGTTTGATTACTACACTGTTGCATCTACTATAAGACAATCTAGTAGTGATATACTAATTTCAGGCTGCAAGTTTAGAGATGTTGGCGCAGCAATAAGGACTGACTCTGATATAATCACTAATATTACGGTTATAGATAATGATATTCAGCTAGGAACAATAAGCCCTACTCTTCACAACTATAGGAACTCTAGTACCTCTGGAACATGGTATGGAATAAAACTATGGGGTGCTAATATACGTGTAGAGGGTAATAGAATATATGGTAAAAAGGTACCCGCAGTAGAGGGTGCCTATAACTCATTAGGAACAGGAACTGCTAAAGACGGGGGTCATGATTATGCATTGGGAGATGTAGTAAACTCTGATTGGGTTGGTAAAGCTCTTCCTATAGTGTACGATGGAATAGATGTGCTAAACCGAGGACAAGGATTTTTAAGTGGGAATAACGTAGTAAATGGACCCATAGTTAGTAATAATACAGTTCGAGATACGTGGCATACTGGTATACAAGTAAGAGAGGGTGGAGGAAGTACTACTACTTCATCTACTGTGCAAGGTACAGATATAAGTAACAATGATGTAAGTACGTGGCATACTGGAATCACGTATAGTGTAATAACTAGTGGTACTGTTACTAAGGTTGAGGGTTTAACTTTTAGTAATAATACAATAGTAAATACACCAAGAACAGCTTACCTTGATAACTATATTGGTTGGGAGCATCCAACGAATGGGAACCTTAGAAATGCAGGGGCTGCTGCAAATGCTGGTATATATGTTTCTCTTTATGGTGGAAGCGGTCCTGCTACTATTACTAATCTGCTTATAAGCGGAAATAATATAAGCTGCTATGATGGAGCTTATAATATGTATAATATTCGTCTTGGTGGAGCTACAGATTATGGTGAAGTAATCCAAAATGCACTTATTACTAATAACATGATATATGGAGGACCATATCCAATGTATCTGGATAATGCAGATCTTGAAACTAATGTTTCTATTTGTAAAAATACCGCTATTATGAATAATGTTTGGCGGCGAGTAGGATCTACTGAACTACATAACAAAACGAGATTCTTGGATGGTATAAATAATATATTTGAGCATAATATAGCTACGCTATAATAGGAGTTAACAGTGAATAAGAAACAACGAATAGAAAGATTACAAAATATTCTTATAGAAAGAATGCTTGAAGATTTAGATGATTCTTCTAAGTGTACACCAGGATTGTATCAAGTAGTTCGTGGCATTATTACGGATAATAGAGATCAACTTGACTCTATACCTAATGAAACCCTGACTATATTAGAGGATAGGTTTAGAGATAGCATACCATTTCGAAAAGAAGCTTCGTGAATATACCTCAAGAAATGCTAGAGGACTTTAGGAACCACCTCTGGGGATGTTTCAAATACTTAGGAATTGGTGAACCTACTCCTGCACAATATGCAATGGCAGATGCTCTTACAAGTGATGATGGAGACATCCAATTACAGGCAGGTCGTGGTTTCGGTAAGTCTGTAATCACAGCTTGTCTCGCATCTTGGTTTCTACTTAAAGATCCTAATACAACAATCATGGTTGTCTCTGCTACAAGTAATAAAGCAGCTGAATTTATTAGCATGACCCGTAAGATTCTAGACCTAGTACCTTATTGCCAGCACCTAAAACCAGGCGATAATACTACAGATAATGCTTTTGGTTTTAATGTAGAGTGCCGTTCAAAGACAGGGCAAGATAAGTCATGCTTTGCTAGAGGTATCTCAAGTCAATTAACAGGAAGCCATGCAGAGTATGTGATAGCAGACGATGTAGAGATCGAAGGTAACTGTGAAACAACAAGTGCAAGAGATAGGCTTCTTAATAAGGTGTCTGAGTTTGAGCAAATTAGAAACGTAGGTGGAAGAGTGATCTTTCTAGGAACCCCTCAGATTAGAGACTCTATCTATAACCAACTAAAGGAAGGATACCCAGTTACAAAGTTTCCTTCTGTAATCCCAGACAAGAGTAATGCAGCAGAATGTGAAGATATCAATAAATGGGTATGGGAAATAGGCGGTGAAGCAGGAGATCCCACACAACCAGAACGATTCCCTTTAGATGTATTACTAGATCGTAAGGCTAAGATTGGTCCCAGGTTATTTGCTCTACACTATAAACTAGATACTTCTCTAGCAGACGCAGAGAAATATCCTCTTCGATTATCAGATTTAATCGTAATAGATGTAAACAAAGACATCTGTCCAGAAAAAATAGTATGGGCTAACTCTATGCCAATGAAGAAAGTTCCCTCCTTTGGGATGGCGGGAGATATGGTATACGAACCCATGTGGATCTCAGATACTTTTACAGATTATCTACAGACCGTGATGTTTATAGACCCCTCAGGTAGGGGTAGAGATGAAACAGGAGTCTGTATCTCATCCTTTGCTAATGGATATATATTCATACATGAATTACTAGGCTACAGCGGTGGCTACGATAAGGCTACGTTGATGCAGATAGCTAAGCTAGCCCGTAGCTACGAGATTAAATCTCTGTATGTAGAGAGTAACTTCGGTGATGCCATGTTCTGCCAACTCTTAGCTCCTGTAGCTGTAGAGGTATGTGGATCATCCTTAGGCATCGAGGAGTATCGTGTAATGGGTCGGAAGGAAGCGAGAATGCTAGACGCTATAGAGCCCGTCATGGCTCAGCACAGGCTGGTCTTTGACAGAAAGGCTATATCAGTCGAAGAGAATCAGAAACAGCTCACACGGCTGTATGATGCCCGAGGAGCATTGGCTAGAGATGACAGGGTAGACGTACTTGCGGCAGCAGTAAAACATTGGTATGATATACTACACCTAGATGTAGATACGGTTATTGCTAAGAATAAGGAAGAAGAAAAAGATAGGATAGTTAAGGAGTGGCTGTCAGATAATAGGGTACTAGGATGTTTTGGGGATAAGGTTTCAGGAGCTATTATAAATAGAGGAATACCTAGTGGTCCTAGAAGTGTATGGGAAGTAAATTCAAGACGATGGTAATGTATAGGAGGATAGAAATATGCCAGCATTATATGTAATGGGAGGTAGTGTCCTCCTTCAAGCTTTCGCAGGAGCTCAACAGGCTAGAGTTAAGGCGATGATAGATCGCGAAAACTGGAGAATGCAAGAGATAACTCGTGCAGAAACTGCTGCCAATGCTGCTTTGTTTGATACTCTTAATCATGCTGAAAGGTGGGCAACCAATAAAGCTATAGCAAGAGAAGCATTATCTGTACGCGAAAAGACTAAGTTCTGGGATAATCTTAGACATCAGAATGCAGCGTCTGAGCTATCAAAAGGTATGAGACAGGCTTATGGCAATCTTAGAGGAGAACTTGTATCTAGAGTAGGAGCAAAATCAGCTACAGCTAGAGCCTTACTTCGTAGTTCTATGCAGAACTACTATAAAGCAAGAGAGAATATGAACGTAAACGAAACACTTAAGGGACGAATGCGAGAACAAGCCTATCAACAAACACTAGCTACAAGAGACTTTGGCTTTACTCCTGCTGCACAGTTTAGACCTGGTGCTTATGTTGGAGCAAGTCCTAGCGATGCTTATAAGATGGCTCTAATACAAGGTATAGCTGGCGGTGTTTCTAGTGTAGCAGGAGCAGCAGCTAAAGCATAAGCCCGATAGTTGGGTTTTACAGGTAGAAAGGGAAACTATATGTCATTAGATTTTTTAAAGAAACCAGAGATAGGTGAGATCGTACAGAAAGAATATAGCGATGCTCAACTAGAGAAAGCTAGAGATTACATCTCGAAGTATGATGGTGATGATCTTTATAGAGATTTCTTAAATGATGTTACTTTTACTATTACAGAAAATAATAGAGAAGAGTATTGGAAAATACTGGGTAAAATATCTCCACTGACACCAGAACAAACAACGACTGCATTGATAAAAGATATTGACCAAACCTTAATAGGTATCTCTGATCCTCTTGAGAAACTTTCGTTTCTTCGGGATGGAAGTACTACGTGGAGTAATGAGGTTAAGGATCACTTTGCTCCTACTCTAGAAGCTTTAGATCAATTTGCTACTGCAGATACAATGCACACAGCAACACTGGGTTACAAAACAAATCTAAAACAACGAGCACTTGAGTTCTTTAAAAAAGAGGATATGTATCTAGATCCTATGGTTCCTAAAACACAGCACCTAGAAGATATAATGACTATCGAACGTAATGATAAGTGGGAATTTATGGGTATAGATGATAATGGTAGGATAGGAATAAACACACCTACAGGTGAGTGGTTATCTGCAATCAATCTAAATGAGGGACTCTCGGATCATCCAGAATTAGAGAGAAGTACTCCTAATAAGAATGAACAATATCATGTTAATATGGAAGGCTCAGATATTATGATGTCTTTTATTAGCCCCGTTGTAGAGCACTCTAGAAAGAAACTAGTAGAGCAACGTAATGAAAGTATTAACGATGCTTTTATTGGACTCCAGAGTGGACTTATTGGAAGAGAAGAAGCAGCAAGAGTAATTGTAAATAAAGCTCAGATAAAAGATGAGCCCTTTTCTGAAGTAATACAAAAAGGTTTCAGGTCTCTAGCATTAGAAAACGAAGTAGCTACAGAAGATATTCTAAAGAAGGGTGGTAAACTTTTGGGAGAAATAGTTGACTTATTTAGTAAGAGAGGAACACTATAATGGCTAAACAAAACAAACCAGTACAAGTAGTAGATCCTACCGTAGAGATAGGTTCTCCTACTTTTGCAGCTACTGATCCACGATTCAGAAGAGCTAACAGAAATGCTCCTGCTCAGATCCATAGAGGAACTGTAGGAGGATTAGATAATACTCTAGCTATAATGGTTACACAAACTTGGAAAGCTATTGGTGGGGCTGTGGAAGATGTGAGTTTGGTTATGTATAAGAAAAAGAAAAAGACGGAGACGAATAAAAGGATGAATGATCAAATACAAAAAACATACGATCATGCAGAGAATGAGAGATTCTGGAAACAAGCTGATGATCTTATGGAAAGAGATGCACTGGGTCTTCAAGATACTGAGATATCTATGGGGAAAGGTGAGTGGCAAGAAACTGTTGATTCTTATTTTGATAGAGGAAGTGCATACCTAGATAGAGCAGAAAAGGGAGCATCCCTAGAAGGATCTCAAGTAGAGAGGTATATAGAAGATGATTGATCCAATCGAAGATACTCCTTCACTAATAAAAGACCCTATTGAAGATACTCCTTCACTAATAAAAGAACCTATAAAAAATAATCCTATACTTGAAAAATTCGGAATAGATTTCTGGAGAGCTAATCCAACAAAGCTAGTTTCTTTTATAGAAACACTTGGACAACAAAACCCTAGAGAAAGTACACCTCAGGATATTTCTCCTCTAGTAGAACTATCTAGTGACGAAGAGATGGTACAAGAAGAAGAAGAGATGGGTATAGCTAATAGACACTTTCTGGAGCTTATTGGTCTAGGAGTAGTTGGAACTGGTCTAGCAGCTGGTCTATATAATACAGAGAAGAATTGGTCACGCAATGCTACTCCCATATTTCTATCCTCCTATGAAACAGTAAGAAACAATATGAATTTGTCTGATGTAGAGTTGGCAAATCGTACAGGTAAGAGTCTGCAGTGGGTAAGAGATACAAAATTTCAAGTTCTAAGGGAGCAGAGATGGCAAGATGACTTTGCTATAAAGCGTGGAGAACTTACTACTTCTGAGGCTCATTTCGAAACTAGAGACAGAATGAGAAAAACAGCAGAAATTGAGACCGCGGCTAGAGATTCAATACAAGAAGCTAAGATAAATTCTGGGGATTATACTAATCGCAAGATAGAAGATATTATGGCAAAACATCAGGTAGATCTAGCCCAGAAACCTATGATGGAAGATATAAGTTTCGACAGGCTTGCAAGAGAAGTCCGAGCCAGTACAAGTAAAAGGGATATTATAGAT